AGGAAGGTGCGCGGGTAGGCCTCGTAGGCTTGGCGCAGCGTCTTGTTGGCGACGTCGGCGAGGATCGAGGGGAAGTCGGAGGTCGACAAGGCGAGCTTGGCGATCTCATGGCGCGGCAGCCGGCGCGTGCGCGTACCGGCGATTTCCAGGCACTCCTTGGCCAGGTCGAGCAGCGTCTGCCCGGCCCAGTCGCGGCCGAGATCGTCCTTCAAGGGGAAGACCGCCGGATCGTAGCGGTGCAACAGCGCCGCCATGATCCCGGCGCGGCGGGTGTCGGTTTGATCGCGCGTGACCACGGCGGCCGCGCTGCGTATGGGATTGCGCTCATCCTCTTCCGCCCGCTTGTCCAGCGCCAGCTTGCGGAACTCTTCAATCGACGTGCCCGACTCGACGTGCTGAGCGACCAGGTGCGCATCGAGGCCGAGCGTGCGGCCGACCTTCTCGATTTCCCGGATGCGCGCGCGTTCGGCCAGTGCGGCGGCCTGGCGCTCGGCATCGAGGTTGATCTTCACATCGTCACGGGCCGCTTCGCCCGTGGCATTGTTCTTGGCGCCGGCTGTGAGGCCGGCTTCCACGATGGTTTCGTCCATCTTCTGCTCCTGTGGGCCAGTTGCCCGTTCGAACTTGAATCCCGCGCCCGGGTCGGCGCCGATTGGAACCAGCGACACTTCATCGGGCTCCCAGTCGGTCACCAGCACCTGTCGCAATGCCGCTCCCTGCGGCGTCACGTCTTCGATGGCGTGAATCGCCACGCCCATCGAGGCGTTGCGCAGGATGCCGTCCTGGACGTCCTGCCAGACCGGATCCACGTCGGCACGCTTCGAGAACCGGACAGTCGCCTTGCCCTGGCCGTTCTCAATCCAGGCCCTGGCGATGACGCCGATGACATCGTCCACGGTGAAGTCGCGGTGCGAGTTCAGCAGCGGCGCCGAGCCGCTCGCCAGGCGCCCCAGGCGGATCGCGCCCGGCTCCATCGAGAAGCGCATCTCAAACGGGCCGCGCGCGTCATAGCGGCGGACGGATGCGCCGGTGTACCAAGTGAGCGTCGCCGTGCGTTCGTCGCGGTCGGCTGGGGCCAGCGCCTCAAACTGGGCTTCCAGCCGTTCTCTCGCTGGGGTCATTCTGAAGCTCCTTCTGTTGCGATCCGCTTTGCGTCACGCGGCGCGGGTCGCAGTCGAGCACGATGCCGCGCTCGTCAAGCATCCGGTTGATTTCGGCGATCTGTTCGAGCTGCGCGTCGGGGTCATAACCTTGCTCGGCGATCGCCTGCCGTAGCGTCAGCGTTCCGGTGCGCAGGCGGTTCAGCGTAGCGACCGAGTCCTTGTACGGGTCGACGCTGCCGAATCCAGGCGGTGTCCACTCGGCGCGGAACGGTCCGGGCTCCGGGATTGCGCCGGCCGCGTAGGCCACCGTGAGAAACCGCTCCCAGACCGGCGTGCACAGCATCGGAATGAAGGTCAGCCACCGGAAGCCCTCGATGCCGTTGCGGAAGCTCAGCAGGCCGGCGCGGTAGCTCGAGTAGTTCACGCGCGACAGGTCGCCCGTCAGTTGCTCATAAGTGAGCTGCAACCCCGTGGCGATCTGCGCCTGCTTCGCCGCGACATAGTCGCGGTAGCCCGCCGAGGCCGACGGAGAGGCGAAGGTGATCTCCTCGCCTGGCTTCAGGTACTCGATCATGCCCGGCTCGAAGCTCTCGACGCGCTTGCCGGTGGCCGGATCCGGCGCGGCCGGCGCAATCGGCGGCCCATCCGGGCCCTGCGGCTGCGTCACGAAGGCTGCAAAACAGGCCTCGATCTTCTTGCGGACCAGTTCCGCTTCCTCGTACTCATCGAGATCCCGCAGCGTCACCACAACCGGCGCGAGCCACGGGACGCCGCGCACCTGTCCCGGGCGGTCTTTCCGGTAGATGTGCAGAACCTCGGTCGCTGGGACACGCACGGATTGGAGCGACGCGCCGCCTCGCACGCCCGTCTGCACCACATCGCCGGGATGCTGGCCGTAGAGCCAGTAGAAGATGCGGCGGCCGACGAAATCGAACTCGACGCCTTGGATGATGTAGCCCGTCACGGTCTTCTGCGTCTTCGCGTGATCGAGGTAGTCGGGCTCGAGCACCTGGAACTGCAACGGAACCGTAAGTCCATCGCTTTCGCGCCGCTGCCGGAAGCGGACCAGGCACTCACCGCTCTCAAACACGGTCCGCGCGATCAGCGCCTGAAGGCCATAGAAGTCGAGCTGGCCGTCGGCGTCGCATTCTTCGATCCACTCGGCCCATGCCGCGTTGATCACCCGGTCCAGATCCTGCTCGCCGGTGCGCGCCTGCGCCGTGATGCCCGTGCCGATGGCGTTGCCCACTACCTCGGCCACGGCGCGCGCCGCATAGGCGTTGTTGCGGATCAGATCGCGCGAGCGTTCGCGCAGCTTCGAGAGCGCCACCGAGATCTCGGCGTTCGCCGAGTTGCCGGTGGTGACCCAGCCGCCCGTGCGGCGATCCGTGCGGGCGCCTTCGTAGGCGAGGCGCATGAGCTCTCCGGCGCGGCGTGCGCGCATCCGGCGCAGACCCGCCTCGGGCGAGATCCAGGAGATCGCTTTGTCGAGCCAGTTCATCCTTTTGAGGTCTGAGCGAACGAGAAACGGTCCGTCGCGGTGCCGGATGCTGCTGCGAGCGCTTCCAGGATCACTGCCCGCGCCTGAAGCAGTTCCTCCATCGAGCGGTAGGTCACCGTGCGGTCGCCAAAGCGGACGGTCAACTCGCCGCTCGCGATCGCCGCCTCGATGGCATCGAGTTGTTGCTGCGTCCAGGGCACTCAGATTCCCCGGCGTTTGAAGTAAAAGGTCGCCCGCGTTCCGAACTCGCGGACGACGGCGACCAGTTCCCACCCTTGCGCGCCGTATTCAGCGAGAACGCCCGCCGAGTCCGCTTCGCTGGTAATCACCAGGTACTCCCAAGTGAGCGCAGACGCTAGCGCCTGACTTCTGACTTTCATCGCGTGAGCCACTTCCTTCCCCGATCGCCCAGCCATCGGGCGCGGTCGGTGTCATCCTCCGGAACGGGGCGCGGCCGGTTCGCAGCCAGGATCCGGTCGGCTTCGTTATCGAGCGAGAGCCCCATCGAGACCAACGCCCGCAGCGCGGCGTAAGCGTAGACGCGCGCATCGAGCGCCTCCTGCCGCACGCCGGGCTTCGGCCGCCACTCGCGCTTGGGCTGACCCTTCGCGTAGGTGGTCACGAGCACTTCGCCCAGGAGCTGCTCGAAGTAACCCTCCTCGCGGTCCGCAGGAAAATGCGAGTAACCGGGCGTGCCCGGCGTCGGGTTTCGGAGCCGCCCGTAGATCGTCTCCTTCGCCGTGTCCGTGCCTACGATCCACGGCTTCTCCCCGCGAATGTTCTTTGCCGTTGGCCTGCGCTGCCAGACAGGCAATGGGCCACCTTTGCCCTTCACCGCGAAGATGCGCCGGTGATAGCGCGTCCGGCAGAACTCATACACCGCTTGCGATTCGTAGCCGGAATCGATCGCGCACGCCGCTACGGGCAGCGAGATCCCCGTCTCATGCGCCCACCGCCGTTCGAGGTACGTGTCCAGCTCCTGCCAGACCAACGCGCCCGACGGATCGCCCGGCAGCACGCGGTACTCAATTGACCACGATTCTTCGCCGCGCCCCCAGCCCACGAGTTCCAGCTCGAGCCGGTCCTTCTGCACGTCGACGCCCGCCGTCAGCACAACAGCGCCATAGGGCACCGCGGCGCGGTAGTGCTCGCGCCGCGCCATGACCGTCGCCTGGTCGACCGTCGTCTCCGCGGCGTCGTCCCAAGGCTCGGCGAGCACCGTGTTGACGAACTCGCGCAGCGTCTCGATCGACTTCTTGTCGGCGAGAAACTTCTTGGCCAGCGCACCCCACTTGCGCCACGGCGAATAGAGACCGTTGATCCAGAAGCCCGCGATATCAGTCACCTCGGGCCGCGCCGCGCGCCACTCGCCGGCTTTGAGCATCTGGTGCTTCTGCCAGTCGGCGATCAGCTTCGAGCAGTGCTCGCAGCGGTACTGCGCTTTCTCCGGCGCATCTTTGGGCCAGACCAAGTTGCCCCACGCGAGCACTTGGAACTCGCCGCAGTGCGGGCAGGGCGCCCAGAAGCTCTGCTGATTCGAGTTGAGCCAGGCTTGCTCGATGCGCGAGGCGTCCTTGGTCGTCGGCGTCGAGCAGAGCACGATCTTCCGGTTCCAGAAGTTCGCCGTTCGCGTAATGGCGAGGTTCACCGGATCGCCTTCGCTGCCGGCGCTTGCCGGATAACGGTCCACTTCGTCGAGCAGGCAGTAGCGGATCGAACGCATCGCGAGGCCTGCCGGCGAGTTCGCGGCCGCGAGCGTAATCGAGCCGCCCAGGAACTTCTTGTGCAGGATCGTGTTGTTCGAATCCCGCGATCGCGCATCCGCCACCTTGCCGCGCAGGCACGGCGTATCGCGCAGCATCGGAGCGAGCCGGTCTTTCGAGAATGCCTCCGCGTCGACCTCGCGCGGTTCCACGAGCAGCACCGGCCCGGGATCGAGTTCGATGATGTAGCCGAGGAAGTGACACAGAAGACTGGTCTTGCCTGACTGTGCCGCCCACATCATGACGACGGTTTCGTATGCGCTCGACGGGCCCATGGCATCCATCACCGCCCGCTGATACGGCGCGCGGTCCGTGCGCCACTCGCCCTTCTCCGCGGCAAATTCAGAACTAAGCCGCGCATTCTGATCCGCCCATTGCGACACCGTCAGGTCCGGCGGCGGCAACAGCACATCGGCCGCCAGAATCTGGATCTCGTCAACGCGCATGCTGGACTGCCCGGTGGGCATCGTGCAGCAGGACGCGCGCCTCGCGCATCAGCACCTCCCACACCTGGCGTTCATCGGTGAGCGGCGCAACCTCCGGCGCGACGCGGTTCGGCCACGCCATCACGGTTTCCTTGATCGCCACGAGGATCGCCTCGATCCGCTGCCGGAACAAATCCGTCTCCATCAGCCGGCCCATTTTCTGGTCGTATTCGATCTTGCGAAGCCGGGCCTTGAAGACCATGTCGGCGGTCTTGGCCTGGGCAAACGTCGTCCCCGTTGACGCAGTCTCAACCGGAGCGGCGGCCACCCGTTCGGAGACCGGCTCGGGCCGGTCGTCGAGCACGGCGTCCGAGGCCGGCGCGTCCACCTTGCCGCCGCGCATGACCAGGACGCCCGCCTTGGCAAGGCGGCTGATGTACTGGCGGCTCTTGCCGCGATGCCGCGCATACTCGGCCTGGGTCATCAGCCGGTCCGACATTTACGGCCCTATCTGTTTGAAACGTCGCGAGATTTAGTTGTTCGATTCTGCTTGATTGTGCCGCGCCCCCGAGGGATGAATGGAGTCGCCATGAGGAACACGAACATGCGAAAGCAAACCACCAAGAACGACTTCTTCATCCGCCGCGTTTCTGGCGCGTGGGCCATCCTCGACGTTCACGGCCAGGTG